CCTGCGAAAACTTATGCAGTCGTTCCCGTCCCGAAATCAAACTACGTAATCGCAACCAACGTGTCGCAACTCGCGTCGCCTTACTCTCACAAAGGAAATAGATAGCGTGCTAAATAATTTCCAAGAGCAAATGCTAGTCGGATACCTTATCTTCCTTAAAAACACGGTTAACGACGAGCCCGAGCGTAACGCCAAAATCGTTAAAGCTGTTAATGACTTCTACATCGGCCTAAAGGAGTAATGTTTTGAACACCGTACTTGTATACGGGACTCTTCGCCCGTTTAAAAACGAAGAAATTGTCCACGTTCCGGGTTATCTTTATGACCTTGGGTGGTATCCGGGTATCGCTCTTGCTCGCCCGTCTAAGACTGACTCTGTTGTAGTCTGCGAGCGTATCCACGTTGACGATGAAAAGCTTGAACAGCTTGATCGTTACGAAGGCTACGACGCTGATTACAAGAACGAGTCTCTGTATTTGCGTGAGCGTATTCTTGACGATGGCTCGCCTAGCGGCTGGTCGTGGATTTACACCTACAACAAATCTCTTCGTGATCGTCCAGTAGTTGAGTCTGGTGATTGGGAGCAATATACCAAGGAAAAGGAGGCGGTCTAATGCTTTACGCTAAATATCTTTCCGTCCAGACCCACGGTGGTCGCTGTTGCGGTATCAAAACCATTTGGAATTTCCCTTTTGATCCTAATACCTTTGTTCAAGAAAAAAGAAAAACTAACGTCTCGAGCGACACAGACTATTATGGTATCAGTGTCAGCAAGACGTTTAATTTCTACACAGAAAAACGGCCTCGGGAAACAGCAGGGGAGCGTTTTAACGCTATCCTTGAGTTTCTTAAAAGAGAACGTCCCGCTGGTCTTGTAGAAGTTACTTTGACTGGTGATCAATTGCGCTACTGGGGAGATTTTCTTGAAAGCTTGGGCTTCAAAGAAGTAACCGTCTTTAACAATTCTAACACTTGGACTATGGTACACGTTCTTCATCTTGTGTACGGTAATCAAGACGGAGAAGATGGTTGCGAGGATGAAGACGAGTATTATGAAAACGAGTATTATGACGACGAGGAGTATGTGTAATGGAGTTCTTACGTTTTGGTTCTAGTATTCCCGGCTCTTACTGGGGCACTTGCTCGGTTTGTATCATTCAGAATTTTAAAACTGACCCGGATACGGCTGCCAGCATTGAGATAGTCAGTGGTGATGGTGGTAATCCTATCATCAGAGACTTCGAAGCTGCTTTCCTCGGTAAGACTTACAAGGAAATCTTTCTTCAACGCTTGCGTATCGGAACGTTTGGTGCTGACGATATGCCAAACCATGCCTTTCTTGCTATTCTTACGCAAGAGCAGATTGACACGTCTGTCGGTAAGAAGTGGCTTGCGTTGCTCAAAGAAAACGGTTTTGAGTTTATCCGCACGGTTGACAACTCTGTTTACAGCGGTGATCAACTATACAAAGATATGCCTGAAAACTATGATGACGATGATGACTATTATGAAGAATCTTCAGAGCCTCATCCTAATTACATCTTCGGGTTGTTCCGCAACATCGGGGCTGGTCGCATAAGTGACCCGTTCCAACCCCCGCAGGAGTGGCTTGACCTTGAAGGGGGTGTGAAAGAAATGTCACAACTTCTTGTAAATCAAGGTCTTACAGACCTTCATAGCCATCTTCAAGAGAGCCGTGACGCTGTTCACCTGTCCCATTGGGACAAAATCGGCCCTGTCACATTCCTGAAGCGTCAAGAACTTGTTGACGCTGGTGTTCCTGTCATTCTTGCAGGGTTGCGGTCTGAATACAAGCAGGAGACCGAACAAGAGCGCGCCGCAAAGATGGATAAAAACCCTCAGCTTAAAACATCCACTGCATCGCCTTGGTAAACTTAGAAAGGATTCCTACGTGTGTACGAAGAACTTAACGTCATGGATTACCTTTCAGAGCTTAGGCTCTGGGGTTACAAAGAAGAATCTTTTTCAAAACTCTACTTAGTAGCAGCAAATGTTGAAGACCCTGAAAGAATTAATCAACTTTTCGAAGAATGGAAAAAAGATGACCCTAACTACGAATGGATGTGCTACGGTTCCTACCGAAGAGCACTGTTCTAAAGACAGAACTGTTCGTCTAATCGAAAAACAAACGGCTAATTTTCCTGAGCTTTGGTCTGCTGTACACGTAGTAGGCAACGAACGGTCTTTGTTTCCGGGGCTTTTGTCTCGTGCTAAGTGCTGGCAAGCAAAAGACCTTTACAGCGCTGACTTTGTGTTGTTCACCGGAGGGTTTGCTGACGTGTCTCCTGAGCTTTATGGCGAAAAACGGCATTTAACTACAAATCCTGACCCTGAAGAAGATGTTCGTGACATTCTTGTATTCCAAGAAGCAGTTGCCCTAGGTATCCCTATGGTAGGTGTGTGTCGTGGTGCTCAATTCGGTAGCGTCATGAACGGTGGTAAGCTTTACCAGCACGTAGACCAGCACAACAAAAACCACGAAATATTTATTCGTGGTGCCAACACCTATATCAAGAACGTGTCTAGTAGTCACCACCAAATGTGTAGATTCAACGAAGAAGGCGGTATGCAAGTAATTGCAGAAGCTTACGAAGCTACCGGTAAATGGTTAAACAATATAGATTATCAGAGCGGTTACACCGATTTTGACATCGAGGCGTTCTGGTATCCCGAGACTGCGTTCCTTGGTGTCCAAGGCCACCCTGAATACAGTGGTTACGAAGAGTATTCTCTGTTCTTTATCCAACTTATCGAGGAGTATCTCACCACCAATCCACAACTTGAAATGTACAACGGTTTGAACAGGGTTCCCCGCAGCACGATTGACAATCGCAAGTGGAAAGAACCTGAAACTGTAGCTAAATTCATTAGGGAGCATTCATAATATGTGCGGACTTGTAGGTATCGCAGGCAATCTTTCTTACCATGACGAAGTTATGATGAAGCGCCTGTTTGTTTTTGATTATTGGCGAGGTACAGACTCAACGGGTCTTGCTGCAATTAACCCTAAAGGGGAGCATGATATTGTAAAGCGTGCTTGTAATCCTCTCGACTTGTTCGACAGCAAGCAGTTTGACAAGGCTCTTGACGCTCGTAAGTCGTGGGCTTTCTTGGGTCACAACCGAGCAGCCACACTTGGCGCTGTTAACAACGAAAATGCTCACCCTTTTCAATATGGTGACATTATCGGCGCGCACAACGGCACCATCGACAAGGCGTCTTGGAAGCGGCTTGAAGAAGCTGCTGGCATTGAAACGTCTGTAGATAGTGCTGCAATCTTTGCTGCTATTAATGCTGTAGGTATCGACGAGACTATGTCTCTTATCGAACACGGAAGAACGTCCACGACCGGTGCTTGGGCACTTGTGTGGTATGACGACAAGGATCAAACTCTTCGATTCCTTAAGAACGAGCATAGGCCCCTCTATCTTTGTACTCACGCTAAGGGTGACCGCATTGCTTGGGCCAGCGAATGGATTATGCTTCGTGCTGCTGAAGAAATGACAGCAGGATGGGAAGCTGAGTCGAATAAGAAAGGCTACAGCTACTTCCCGCTTGAGGATGATTGGCTTTACGAATTCCCTCTTAACGACCTTATGGCGGACTTCTCTTTGGAAGACATGCTGAAAGCCAAGGTTCGTGAAGTCAAAGGAAAGGAGCCAGCCCCGGTGTCAGTGACGACAATGGGCACAGCCCCTTTTCGGGGTGGAAAAACGGAATCTATTACGGGTCTCAAAGCTACCTGGACGAATACTCAGAAGAGCGATGGAACTGGGATTGAGCAAAGGACGCCGCGAGTAGTTGACCTTAACGTTATCACAGCAGACCCTTTTGGAGGTGTTATCTCTTACAAAGACTTCGAGGTAATGTCTGACTCTGGTGTTTGTTCGTGGTGTGGCAGCGAGGTCAACATGTTTGATGAAGGCCTTACAATATACGCCGAAGAAGATGTAGTGCTTTGTAAAAAATGCACTCATCGCCACTCAAAGGATAACAAGATTTACATTAGTCCTAGTCGAATGGATATGTACGCTTAAACGAAAGGAAAACACAATGCCTGCTGTTACTGCTATGAAGGGGTTGACTTTTGGTGCAGACCCCGAACTGTTTGTTGTTAACTCGGAAGGTGACTTCGTGTCTGCCGAGGGCCTTATTCCGGGCACTAAAGACAAACCTTACAAAGTTGATTGTGGTGCTGTTCAAGTGGACGGCATGGCCGCAGAGTTTAATATCGACCCTGTAGACAACTATGCTGATTTCAAACATAACATCAAGACTGTTCAGGATCAATTGGCTCGCATGTTGCCGAACGGACACAAGCTTGTTTGTGTTCCTACTGCTACGTTCAAACCTGAAATCTGGAATAACACTCCTGACCACGCCAAGATGCTTGGTTGTTCCCCTGATTTCAATGCGTGGAAGGGTCAACCTAACCCTGCACCGAGAGATACACGCTATACTCGCCACGCAGGCGGCCACATTCATTTCGGCTGGACTGAAGGCGCTAAAACTAATGACACCGAATACGTCCAAGCGTGTATCGACCTTGTGAAGCAACTTGACTGGTATCTTGGTGCGTGGTCTCTCCAGAAAGACGACGACAGCTTGCGCCGTAAGATGTATGGCAAAGCTGGGTCTATGCGGTTCAAGCCCTACGGTGTTGAGTATCGTACTCTCTCTAACTTCTGGCTTAAGTCCGATACTCTTATAATGCACACTTGGAACCGTATGCAACGGGCCATTTGGGACATGGACGACAACGAAATGCCTGTAAAGTATGCAGATTTTTGTGGTCGTGTAGTTGAGTCTATCAACTCTTCCAAGGTTGACGTAAACCTGTTCTCATCGTTCCGGTATCCTCTCAAGTCAGTTTAAAGGAGTTGTTATGCCTCAGTTTATAAACTTCTATGAGAACCTTCCAGAAGCTAAGATTCGTCTTGACCAGACATTTGTTATGTATGATGGCAAGCCGTACTTTGCTCAAGCTCTAGCCGACCACGCAGACGGTAAGATCAGGATTTATCTTGATGACTATCAAGGGAGTTTGTTTGTTCGTAACCGAGACGGTTCGTTCCCACATTCCAGCCACTACCACCCTAATGATTATGGGAATGTGATTGACCAATGGTATAAAGAGAACCCCAACAAAGGCATACTTAGGAAAGAGATTGGGAGCCCGTTATTCAATAAATTCCGCCCGTTCCCTCTTGGTAACATGAACGTCAACGGGTCAGTGGTTTATACCGAACGTACGCCCACCCGTAACACAAACCAAGGTCTCCGAGACCGTTCGGTATATGCTTTGACTGTCCTTCCTGTGCCTAACCCTACGTCAGGAGGAAACTCTAAGCGTTCTATCTCTCATAACTACAACAACGAAACTACCGTCGATATTAGGTCCTCGGAGTTCTACAACACGATGTGTGGCCTATATCCTACTATCGAAGAAATCCTTGAAGCGTTTAAAGACCCGTCTGTCATCAACACAGGCGTAGCGTTTCATAAAGAGTTCTCGGTATTCCGAGGCCCGCTCGATATGCTTATTCTCTGTTACCGAGACGAAGGCATTGGCCTTCTTGACAACGGAGACCTTTCTTCCGTTACCATTGGTAAAAGTTATGCGTATCTTAAAGAAGTTATCCAAGAATTGGGTTGCTTCCAGCAAGTATCTTCTAAGTAATTGAAAGGAAAAGACTATGTCTAATAATTGGCTTCTCCGTAACACCTCGTCGGACGATGATGTATCTAACCTTAAGGTGGCCCACCTTCTTGGTCGTCGTTACGTTACCAAAGGAGATGTTGGACTAGAGATTGAAGTGGAAGGTAATTGCTTTCCGAAAGAAGAAGAGATTTACGACGACGAGGACAACTGCACAATGGACCGCGACGCGTGTATTCCGCGCGAGTGGAGGTATGTGCATGACGGCTCTTTACGCGGTCAAGACAACGCAGAATATGTTCTTGAGGAACCTATTCCGTTTGACGAAGTGCCTCAGGCCCTTAGAAATCTTTGGGACATGTTCGAGGGCTTTGGTTCCAAATTGGACGAGAGTAATCGCACGTCTGTTCACGTCCACCTTAACGCTACAGAGTTTTACTTGAACCAAGTGTGCGCTTTTGTTGCGCTTTACGTAGCCGTAGAAGAGGTTCTAACTGCGTGGTGTGGCGATCACCGAGTCGGTAACTTGTTCTGTCTTCGTGCTAAAGACGCGCCTGCTATTATCAGCAAGGCCCGCTCGTTTATTTGCACCGGTAACACTGCCTTTCTTGACGACGGTTTGCACTACTCTGGCCTGAACCTACACTCTCTTTGCAAGCACGGCTCTATCGAAATCCGCTCCATGCGAGGTGTCCAAGACCCGCAGATCATTCAGACATGGGTAGAAATTCTCCAACGAATTTATGAACTTAGTGGCGAGCACTTCGATCCTCGCTCCGTGTGTGAGATGTTCTCTGGTGGCGGCTCCGGTCCTTTCCTTCGCTACGTCCTCGGTAGGCACACCGAACAAGTTGTTGCCGAGTGTGGTATGAGTGAGATTGAGGTTTACGACTCTGTTCGTCAAGGTATTCGCCTTGCCCAGCGCCTTTGTTACGCCAAGGATTGGGGTAATTTCCGCCCTGTAAACAAGGAACCTGACCCGTTTGGTCGTAAGAATAAGCAAGCAGTACTTTCCTCTCCAGAGACTACGAGCCCGCTAACGGTAAACCTTAATGACCTTCTGGACATGATGGCTTCACAGAACCAAGCAAATAATGATTATGGGAATGTGATTACTGAGGTTGACCCGACGTGGACAACTAGTCAGAACACTTCTTACTAAAGGAAAAACTATGACACGATACCGAGTACTGCCTTACAAAGCAGCAAGCAACAGTGCCCGACTATTGGCGGAAGCCTTAGGAGGTAAGCGTATACGGCTGGAAAACAGCCGCTACGTGCCTCGTTCGGGAGATGTGGTGGTCAACTGGGGCAACAGCCGCCTTGCGTCCCTGTGTACCTTAAACGGCGGTACAGGAGCTATTGAGACAGCAGCTAACAAGCTTTACTTCTTCCAGCACAATGAAGACGCTGAATGGTTGCCTAGATTTTGGACTGAACCTGAGGAGATTAATGATGATGACTTTCCTGTGGTGGCTCGAACGGTGCTTAACGGTCATAGCGGTGTGGGCGCTGTTGTGTGTGATAGCCGTGACGATCTTGTCTCTGCTCCCCTCTACGTAAAATACATACCCAAGAAAGAAGAATACCGAGTACACCTTGGCCTTAATTTGAACAAAGAACATTTCAAGGTTGATATTATTGCAATTCAACAAAAGAAACGGAGACTTGATTATGCTAACCCTGATTGGAAGATTCGCAACCACGCTAACGGATTTGTTTATGCCCGAGAGGGTGTCGATCCCCCTGTCGGAGTGCTTGACGTCGCTATGCATTGCCTTGTACGTAGTGGCCTTGACTTTGGTGCTGTTGATGTGATCTGGAACGAACATCAAGGCAAAGCCTACTGTCTAGAAATCAACACAGCCCCCGGCCTTGAAGGTCAGACGGTGCTGGACTATGTCAACTATTTTAAATCGTGGAGTCAGTGATAATGTATGCCGTTGAATATGCAGGTTTTAACGATGGTATGCCTAACGAGTATGGTAGGTACAACACTGAAGAGCACGCCCTGAGTAGCCTCATCGAGTGTAGAAAAGACAACCCTAAGGTAAAGTGGCGAGCTATCAAGATCATTGAAAATTTTGCTTGACAAACCCCACGACCCTTGATATACTAGTAGGGTAAGGACAGGTTGCCTTATGGCTCAGCCCCTCATCTGGATTGTGGGGGGTTTGGGGGGAAGCCTATCCAATATTACTTAATTACTCTTTACTACTAGTATATCTTATATTAGATATTAGTCAATAGGAAATTATTATGAGACAGTATGAAAAAAGAGATAAGGCTTACAAACACTGGGAGCAAAACGAAGGAGCTTTAAACCTACCTGAGCTTAGACACTTGAACCCGTCACTGCAAGACGCCTTCAATGCAGGCTGGAAAGCCCGAAAGCTAGCGGAATACGAGACTATGTACGAAATTAAGGAGCGCAACTGATGCGATGCAACTGCTGTGACCGAGTACTAGGCGAGCAAGAGATTACATTTAACCCAGAGATTGATGCGTTTGAAATGTGCACCACGTGTGTAGAAATTGCACTCGACGCTGCCTACTCTAACGGGTTCACGTACGATGATGATGACGACACGTTCATCTATCTTGGTGAAGACACCTTCGACGACGAGTTTAATTACAAGACGGGGGACAACCCTCTTGCTGATTGGCTTGGCGGGACAGACTTCTACCCTGATGAGTAAATTCCTACGACACGAAGCGTGTCCTGAATGCGGTAGCTCTGACGGGCTAGCCGTTTACTCCGACAACAAGCATTGTTTTGTTTGTGACCACCACGAACGAGACAACAACTACAACCAAGGAGACAAGGTGGAAAAACAAGCAGTACCTACAAAACTTTACCCACTGCCTACTGGCTCTATTCCGGGTATCCGACACCGTTACATCGACCCTTCTACCGTCCAAAAGTACAAGGTCACCAACTTTGACGATGTTGACAGCGAAGTCGAGACTATCTTTCCTCGTTTCGACGAACACGGGCAACACGTTCACAATCAAATCCGACTGCAAGATAAAGAGTTCCGTTCTCAAGGCGACAGCAAAGCCGCTGTGCTGTTCGGACAGACCCTCTTTCCTAGTGGTGGTAGAAGCATCACCATCACCGAAGGTTATTACGACACGATGTCAGCGTTCCAGTTGACAGGTAGTCGCTTCCCTAACGTCGGTGTTCAAAGCGCATCCTCAGCCAAGCAAGAAGCCATCAAGTCGTTCGAGTATCTTAACTCGTTCGGTGAGATTGTCATTAACTTCGACAACGACGAGCCGGGACAGAAAGCAGCCAAGGAAGTTGCTATCTTGTTTGACCCGGGTAAGGTGCGCATCCTCAAGCTTGAGAAATACAAGGACGCCAATGACTACCTTGTCAACGGCTACGTAAAGGAGTTTGTTAATGAGTGGCACCGAGCCCCAGTATACATGCCAGACGGGCTCCTCTTGGGAACCCAAATGTGGGACGAGATCGAGAACCACAAAACCCCTCACTCCGTACCCTACCCTTGGCAAGGGCTTAACGATAAAACTTACGGACTACGGCGCTCAGAGTTTGTCCTCATCACAGCCGACACGGGTGTGGGCAAGACTTCTATTTGTAAGGAAATCGAATACTCACTCTTGATGAACCCTGAGTTGATCGAAGAGAATGTAGGTGTCGGGTTCCTTCACTTTGAAGAGCCTAAGTATGACACGGCTATCGGCCTCATGTCTATCCACGCTAACAAACCGTTCCACCTTCCTGATGTGGAGCGCACAGTAGAGGAATTGCGAAGTGCATACGATGCTGTTATCAATAATGACCGTGTTGTTATTTGGGACCACTTTGGCAGCAATGATATTGATGTTGTATTGGCAAAGATTCGCCACATGGCAGCGTTGGGCTGTCGTTACATTGTGCTCGACCACCTTAGTATTGTCGTTAGTGATCAGAGCGGCGACGAACGTAAGCAACTAGACGAAATCTCTACCAAACTTAAGACACTTACCATGAACCTAGACATCTCTTGTATCTGTGTTATCCACATTAACCGGAAGGGTGAGGTCCGTGGCTCTGCTGGCCCTGAGCAAGTATCTAACATCGTCATGCGTCTTGAGCGTGACAAGAAAGAGCTTGACCCGTTCCGGCGTAACGTAACCCGCATCACGATTGAGAAGAACCGCTTCTGTGGTCGCACTGGTCCTGCGTGTTATCTGTACTACAACGACCTAACCAATCGCCTTGAAGAGCTTACCGACCCCGAAGTCATTATGGCATTCGAGAACGGTACGTCTATGGCAGGGCATGAATTTGATGCATACGGAAAGGCAAGCTAATGATTATCTATGAGCTTATGGTTGATTACGACATGACTACTCGTAGTAATACCACCAGCGAAGGCCTGTTTTTTTCACGAGAAAAAGCCGAGAAACATCGAGAGAGTCTTAATCTTAAAAGCTGGCAGTGGTCAGAAATTGTAGAAAGGACAGTTAATGATTAAGTACATCAGTAAGTGGTATCAAGATATTGTAAAAACCCCTCGACCAGATATCGAAGAAGCTTCAGAAAACCTACGCGAAGCCCTCGATAATTTTAACAAAGCTATAGCGCACCTTCAAAGTATCGAAGGTGTTACATTAGTTATTCAGGCGAATGATTACAGTGATCATAGGTTCTATATCAATTCTGAAGCGTACAAGAAATTCCAACTTAAGATTAAGTACATTTCGGAGAGCCATCAAAGGGAGTTCTAATGTACTACATTGTTTTTAGATGTACAGAGCCGCTAAAAAAAGATAAATGGAAAGTAGTTGATTGCGTAGACTCGTACGACGAAGCTAATGAAATTTATAGCCAGTATCTTCGTAAAGGCGTAGATTATTACGATGTAAAACTATTGACGGAGGCCTAATGTACCTAGATTACAAAGCACACAAAGCAGGTGTGTACGTAATAGACATTGAAACAGACGACTTAAACGCCACACGTATCTGGTGCATGTGCTGGCGTAATCTACTCACCGGAGAAGTGGGAGAATGTACAACTGATGAATCTATCATCGATTTCTTTAAAGACACTCGGGGCGCTTATTATGTCGGCCATAACATCATCAAATTTGATGGCCCTACTATCAAACGTTTACTCGGGCCTCACCTTGGACCATCTAACTGTATTGACACTCTTATTCTTTCTACTCTTTATAGCCCTTCCCTCGAAGGAGGTCACAGCCTAGACGCATGGGGTGAAAGGATCGGAGAACCTAAGACACACTTCAACGACTGGTCAGGGCTCACTAAAGAGATGGTTGAGTACTGTCATCAAGACGTACTTGTCACGTCTAAGCTTTTTGTTAGACTCATGCGTACTCTTGAACGCATCGGCTTCACTGAGCAAAGCATTTGGATACAACATCACGTAACAGACGCCATTCGTCAGCAACATGACAATGGTTTCTACTTCAACGAGCAAGCAGCCGTGGCACTCTACTCTGAGCTTCGCCACCTAGAAAGAGGATTAGAAAATGAAGTCAGAGAAGTCTTCCCTGCAAAGCGAGTATTGGTTGCTGAAAGACGAATGTTTAAAAAGGACGGAACACCTACAGTCCTCTATCTTAGAGATAAAGAGAGATATATGCTTGAGTGCGAAGACTCACGAGGAGTGTATCGGGCGTTTGACTCTGTTGAATTCAATCTTGGATCGTCTACACAGAGAATTGATAAGCTACTATCCTTGGGCTGGAGACCTCGAACCTTCACCGAAAAAGGAAATCCTAAGCCTTTCGACAAAGGAAACCTAAGCCCCTGCCTTCAGGAGCTTCTCGAAGAGAGCCCTGTTCCTGAGGTTCTATTTATCGCTCGTTGGATGGCCTACAATGGTCGTGCCAACACGGTCAACACATGGTTGGATAATTACAATGAAAAGACCCACTGCATACACGGTAAGCTGTTCGTTGCAGATACCCTCCGATTTAGACACCAAGCTCCTAACACAGCAAATATTCCAGCGGTGCGGGTCACCAAGTCTGGTGAAGTACTCAGGGGTATGGAAGGGCTCTTCACGTATGAAGCTCGTGACGTATGGTGTGCGAGACCCGGAAGAGTTCTTGTGGGAACTGACGCGGCTGGCCTTGAGCTTAGGATGCTCGCACATTACCTTAACCGACCCGACTTTACTGAGCAGGTTGTCAATGGTGACCCCCATCAGTATAACGCAGACCTCGCGGGAGTAACTCGACCGCAAGCTAAGACCCTTATCTACGCCATTCTCTATGGGGCTGGCGGAGTTAAGATCGCAAAGACCCTTGGTCTTCGTGTTGACACAAGAACCAACAGGGACGGAGAGATTTTTGAAGTCTCTGACGAGGGTGAAGAAATGAAACAGATGTTCCTGCAAAGACTAGGAGCAGACAAGCTAGTAGAGGAGGCAAAAAATGAACAACGAAACGGACGGGTTACCCTGTGCGATGGGTCCAAAGTGGTGTGTCCAAGCCCTCACGCAGCACTCAACTACAAGCTTCAAGGTGGAGGTGCCCGAGTCATGGCTCTCGGATGCGTTCTTCTTGAACGCACTATCAGATCAAAAAGACTTGACTCTCTTAAAGTCGGAGACATCCACGACGAATGGCAGTACGACGTTAATCCTAGAGACGCAGAAGATCACGCCAGAGAAGCTGTACAGGCTATTCGTGACTCTGGAAAATATCTGCGACTTAACGTTCCGCTCGACGGAGAAAGCAAAATTGGTGGAACATGGGCTGAAACACACTAACACCTGTAAATATAAAAACTGTAGGGAAAGTTTTCCTTATAGAATAGCCGGATGTGAAGCCTTAAGCTGTGGAGTAGATTAACAATGAGTAAGACATGGGTATATAGTGACCCTCACTTTTATCACCGAAACATCGTAAAGTTTACCAATTACGATGGAAGTAAACTACGACCTCATTGGGACTGTGCCGAACAAATGACTGAGGACATGATAACATGGTACAACGAGGCTGTAGACGACGCAGACCGAGTGTACATCCTTGGAGATGTCGCTTTCAGTAACAAAGACATGCACAACAGTGTTGGTCGTCTTAAAGGGCGCAAGGTTCTAGTACCGGGCAACCACGAGCCACCTAAGATGCGACAGTATTTCGATCTGTTTGACGACGTACGAGGCTACGTAGTTAAGAGAGATTTCATTATGTCTCACATCCCTATTCACGAGCAGAGTCTCAGTAGGTGGAAGTTGAACATCCACGGACACCTTCACGCTAATCAAATCAGGGTTACAGGTTATCGTGGTGATCTAATGGAACCAGATACTCGTTACTACTGCGCTTGCGTAGAACATACTAACTTTCGTCCTATCCTTCTGGACGACATTCTAAAAGAAAGAGGCCTTAAGCCATGAAGTTTTCACTAATCTCTGACATGCATGTAGACTTCCCGCAAGAAAAGACTCCGTACGATAAGCTTGAACAAAACGTTATCGTAGCCGGTGATACAGCAAACGGTCTTGAAGGTCTTAAGTTTCTCGATAAGCTTCAGAGGAAAGGCTTTAACGTCCTTGCTTCTCCGGGCAACCACGAACACTACTCTAACCTATCGCAGAAACGTACTGCCGAAGAAACTGAAGCAAGGTTTCGTGAACGTTATCCCGGTAGCGGACACTTCGACAATGTTCCCGTAGTCCTTCGTAACGGGTGGTACCTTGTAACAAAGGAAACCGTTTGGCGAGAGTGTATGAACGACTCGAAACGTTGTGTCCTTACAAAAGAGCAAGTAAACAACAGAGCCTACAACGACTACGTTAGCATTCACCAGACCCTACAAGAATGGAAAGATCACCAATACAAAGGTGTTGTTGTTACTCACACCGCTCCTTGTACTGAAACTCTTGACCCTAAGTTTGAAGGGTATTTTAGCAACGAATGGTATCACAACCCGTGGATGCGTACTCTTCTTACAGAGTTCTCTGAGCAAATCCTAGTGTGGTGTCACGGACACACTCACGCCAGTAACGAAGCCGTTGTTGACGGGGTTCGAGTTGTTTGCAACCCTCGTGGGTATCCCGGGGAAAACCCGGACTGGGCCCCCGTGACAATAGAAGTGTAATTTTTACTTGACAATAACTGAATACGTGTTATAATATTAGTAGGGAAGAAGAAATGGAGCATCCTTACAACAATTATTCTGTCAGGCAGAAACGTAAATGGTTAGACCCAAGAGTAGCGTTGCTAGAATCCTCTAGAAACAGTGCTAGAGCAAAAGGTTTAGACCATTTACTTAAAAAGTCTGACATAATTATACCAGAACATTGCCCGGTGTTTGGGTATAAACTTAAAGCGGGAGGTACTGATTTCAATTCTATGTCTCTTGATAGACTAGATAATGATATTGGATACCTAGTAGGTAATGTAAACGTAGTAAGCATGAAAGCTAACAGGTTAAAAAGCAATGCTTCGATTGAAGAGCTTGAGAAACTTCTTAGTTACATGAAGTTAAATCAAAAGTAGGGTATGGTTCTCTACCGAAGAAAAGGAAATGAAAGTATATGGCTGGTAAATCGACTACTGTGTTCGCTAGTGGCACTCTCTACTGGAGTAAGATCGTTGGTGATCAGGCTCTGGTCTCTAACTACGACGGAGACGGCAAGGAATGGACGTTCGAGTTTGAACCCGAAGATAGCTCCTTCCTCAAGGAACATCGTCTCCTTGATCGACTGAAAGACCCTATGGCCTATGCCAACCGTCTTGAAGATCGAGGTGAGACGGAGAAGGCTGAAGCGGTACGAGAGGCGGCTGAAGGTCGTGGAGATTATCTCATGCTTCGTAAGCCTGAGCTTGATCGAGACGGTAAGAAGAATGCCCCGTTCACTATCTATGACGACGAGGGTAAGCCGTGGGGCGAAGACCGCCTGATCGGTAACGGTTCGAAAGCAGACGTAAAGCTTTCGATTGTTGACTGGGGTGTAGGCAAGAAGAAGAGCATCTACTGCAAGGCAATCCGCATCACTGACCATATTGAATACGTGTCGGATGCATTTGCAGGGATGGATAACAACAACAAGGCCCCAGCTAAGAAGGAAAAGGCTGCTCCTAAGCCTAAGACTAAGGCACGAGCGGAAGAGTTTGAAGACCTCGACGACGACATTCCGTTCTAATAGTACTTTGCCATAGAGGGCCGTACGTAAGGCTCCCAGCGGGTGAAAGGCCCGCCCCTTTTATTGGAGTAGATTATTGCAAACCTACGATTATACTGTAGAAGTTATCAACACATTCCGGGACACTATCACTGTTACTATTGAGGCAGAACATGCAGGTGTCGCTCGTAAGATTATCAGAGAAGCTATGAATAGTTTCCCTAATAAAATTCCTCATGACAGCATTAAGAATTGCTTCATCGAAAACCGAGAGAAAGTCTCTACTGAGGTAGGTAACATTACACGAACTGTTCAAAGGCCAACACACGATGAAACAGCTTAATACTCTAGTAGACGACATCTACTCTTTGTTCGACCCTAACGAGAAGCACGAGGCCTCTGAGGCCCTTCTAGAGGAGTTCTGTACCAACCTTAAGCAGATACTCCAACAGCGACTCAGTGGCCGTGTGGAAAGCCAGCAAAGGCCTATTCGTTTCTCGTCCCTCGGTAAGAAGGACAGGCAAGTCTGGATGGCGGCTCACCCCGAGCCTGAGAGCGAGGAGCAGTTGCGTCCTCAAACGTTTATGAAGTTCCTTTACGGTGACGTAATCGAGCAGTTGTATCTTTACCTAGCAAAGGAAGCAGGACACAGTGTCACAGATGAGCAAGGCGGAGTTGAAGTCAACGGTATCACAGGTAGCATTGACGCGATCATTGATGGAACAGTTGTGGATGTCAAGTCAGCAAGTTCTTATGGATTTGAAAAATTCCGAAAAGGTACGGTCGAGCAGGACGATCCGTTCGGTTACGTAGAACAGCTTGCTGGCTACGCTAACGTACTGACCCCTGACAAAGACGCTGCGTGGTTTGCTGTTGATAAGTCGTCTGGCGAGATGTGTGTCTCTGTCCTGAAGGCTCAGGTCATTAAGCACCACAAACCTGAGGAGCGTATCGAACACCTAAAGAAAGTGGTTGAACAAGAGACGCCCCCTGAGTTGTGCTATCAACCAGTGCCCGATGGTAAGTCTGGTAACATGAAGCTCGACACGGGTTGCTCGTACTGTCAGTACAAGTTCCGCTGTTTCCCTGACGTCCGTACGTTTATCTACTCACAAGGACCTCGCTATCTTACTGAGGTTGTAAGGACACCTGATGTATATGAGGTGCCACGTGAGATATAAATATAACATGAACAGAGGAGATATAGTCTATCTCTGGGAATATTTAAAGCACGGAGACATGGACCATCAGATGTGGTTGTACGAAGCTATTGAAGCATGGTCTCAAGGACTAGAAAGACCCTCGGTTAAATGAGGACAAGACCTTACAACAGAGTCAAAGACGGTAAAAAAATCTGTCCTACGTGTCAGATGGAGTTACCTGTCTCTGACTTCTACTATATAAGAGGAAACCCTTGCGGAGATTGCAAGTCCTGCAAGAAGACAGCTAACCAACAGCGATCAAAAACAGAGGATTTTTCCAAAAGAAAATCTGAGTCTTCTAGGAAGCACCATCTGAAAAAAACCTATGGTATAACCCCCGAACAGTATAACGAGATTCTTGCTAAGCAAGAATACTGTTGTGCTATTTGTGGTAAGCATGAAGAAGATGAAAAAAATAGACGTTTAGCCGTAGATCACAATCACGAAACAGGTGAAATCAGGGGGCTTTTATGTAGCTTCTGTAATCATAGAGTCGTTGGAAGACACCGAGACGGGGACTTGTTGCGAAAAGTCGCAGACTATATCGAACAAGGCACAGGCTGGTTCGTCCCTAAAAAGAAACGGCCAGTTAAAAGGAAACCTAAATGAGTAAAAGTAAAATCCTCACGATTGACATCGAGACTAAGCCCGCCTTGGTCTACGCTTGGAAAGGCTTCAAAGAAAACATTGGCGTAGATCAGATCGTAGAGTCTCCAGGGATTCTCTGTGTAGGAGCTAAGTGGGTTGATGGCGAAGAGTACATGTTCACTGAATGGGGCCACGGCACCAAGGACATGCTTCGACGTACAGCCAAGCTTATTGAAGAGAGCGACATGGTTATTGGTGTCAACCAGAACCGGTTCGATCTTCCTTGGCTCAACGGAGAGTTTGCTCGGTACAACATTCCTGCCCCGCCTCAGCCAACCTCCCTAGACCTTCAACAGTTCTGGCGTAAAAAGATGCGCTTCTTCTCTAATCGTCTGGCTTATGTTGGTCCTCACCTTGTTGGAGCAAGCAAGCTTGAACACGAAGGCTTTATGTTGTGGCGTAGAGTAATGGACGGTGACGCAGAAGCACAGAAGAAGATGGAAGACTATTGCATTCAGGACGTTCGACTGACTGAAGAGCTTTACTTCAAGCTTCGTGAATTCATTCCTAATCACCCGTATCTTGCAGACACCAAGCGTGACTCCTGCCCTAACTGTGGTAGTGAACATGTCCACATTAGTAAGTATCGTAGGACTAAGACCATGCGTATCCAGCAGCTTCATTGTCAGGATTGTGGTTCGTATTACGACGGTAAGAAAGAACGGATGATTTAACGTGGATGAATTCTTTAAGAACCAAATCCTTGAC